AGCGAAGAGCCGATGCTTACCGCAAGACTGTCTATTACTGATGTGGCAATAACAAGCAGTTCGCCGGGCATGTCGAGCTTCAAAACCGCCACATACGAACCGACGGCAGGAACGGCAAGCAGACCGACGGCAGAATCCACCACCTGAAGGCGCACACCCGGAATGTCGATGTCTTCGTCAGATACTGTGCAAGTGCGCGATGCTTCGTCCACCTCTATCACCTCAGCCACCATCACGTCGTTCTGATTCATGAACTGGCGGCGAAGCAGCTCTCTTACGGTGTCATACTTTCCCATAGTGTGTAAGTGTTATCTGTTGTCGTCCTCCGTTCTGCCCGAACGAGCCTTGAACGGTGTCTACATAATACTTTCCGCTGCGTGCCGGAAAACGTTCGTCTGTAATCTCTGCAACCATGCCGTGCTCAAACTGCGGTTCGAGAAAGCATGTAACCGTGCCTGTGTAGCCCTTGTAGTTCTCGTCAGACTGTAGTTCGGAGAGAGCCTTCTGCACCAGCTCCGACGGCAAGCCTTGACGCACTTTCAAGTCTTTCTGATTCGAATACTTCCGTCGCTCACGGTCGCGCGCATTATGGCTGCATTTCTTTCCGCTGCTGTCGCGCTCTACCACGCGGAGTTCTATCGGCTCGTCCTCGTTGTCGAGTGTAAGGTCGTCCGATACCGTATTCCACCGCAGACGGAGTTTTGCCGACGGCTTAGGCACGGCGTACTTGCTTGCGCCCACATACAGCACGTTTCCGTAGAAGCAGACGCGACAAAGACACTCGCTCTTGAACCATTCGAGCACCTTCAGCCCCGGTGCCTGTCTGAACCATACATTCGTAAGCGGAATGTTTGGGATATACTCAGACAGTTCGATGTCTGTGCCCTCGATGAGGTCTTTCAGAATATCCTTGGCGGTGGTTGTCTTGTAACTCTTCGTAAAGAGTTTGTCCTTCAACTGGTAAGAGTAGCCCTCGCAGTCTATCGTGAGCGGAACTTGAAGATTTACCCGACTTACAAAGCCCGAGAACCGAAGCGTATTTCTGCCGTTGTAGCCCAGACGCACCTCCACCTTGTCGCCCTTCCTGAATGCCGTCTTGGTTATGCGGTTGGGCACTCCTGCCACCTTTGTGGTAGTGCCGTCGGTTCGGGCATATACCGACATAGGCAGCCTTATCGTGCAAGTGTCGGCAAAGTCCGAGGCAGAAGTCTGCCACTGAACGTCGCTCGGCTTTACACGATGGTCGCCTATGGTTATGTCGGAAGTCATTACAAACATAAATCAGTCAATATTAAGTGAATCGACAAAATCACTTTCGCAAGTCAGAATGAACGGACGATGGCGGAGCGACTTGCCCTCAACTTCGGGAAATTCGAGCGAGCGGACTGCCACGCGGTTGGTATGGTCGAGAACGAGATCAGAGAGAGCGTTGTGCAGTTCTACCGGCATCGTGCTTTCGAAGATGTCCTTCAGGTCGATCATCTTCTCGTCGGGCATCTTGCCGTGTTCTGCCATCAGCACGCCCTTGATGGTAAACTTCCAGTCGCCCACGCAGTAGAGTTCCTTCACCGTGCCGTGGCGTTCTGAGACTGGTGTGCTTACAATCGTCTTCTCGCAGTTGCAGCGTATGGTGCAGCATGCAATCTCCACCGTTATGCCGCCGCTCACCAGTTTTACAGGCAGAAACACCTCGCGGCCGTTCATCTGCTTGCTCAGAGGCACGCCGTAGATGGTGTTCTTCTGAACGCTCTTGTCGTCATCAACCTTGAACACCGCCTCTTCGGGTTCGGCAGAGGCTTCGCCAACCTTGTAAGGCTTCTGAAAGTAAGTGTTGTAAACGTCCTTGATGTTAAGAAGTATTCCCATGCCGTCAGACAGTTGCCGCGCCTTGTGCAAGTACGCGAGTTAGACATTCCAGAACCGCGTTTTCGATGTCGGTTGCCGACTCGCTGAGGTTCTGAGTGTTGAATGTAAGGTTGTCGAAGAACTTGCCCACGCTGATGTTCACCACCTTCGGACCGCCAGAGGCAATGCCCTTCGATGCCTCTTGTGTCGTCTTGTCGTTATTCTGTGTGTTGGTTGCAATCTCCTTCAGCGTAGACAGAGTGTTCTGCTGTACCGTTGTAGGAGGCTGAGCCTGAACAGCCGCGCGTGTCGGTGCGCTTTTCAGTTTGTAGCCCATGAGTTCCTTGACATAGCGGTACATCTTTTCCACTCCGTTAAGGATAGGCGAAACGATGTTGTTCCACAGCCAGCCAAACAGTTCCGTAACCTTCTTCACTACGTTGAACAGACCGATGGCGAAGCCGCCAATCGCGCTGAACACATCCTTCAGAATCTCGGAGTTCTTGACAAAACTAATGATGCCGTCGGCAATGCTTACAATCGTCTTTAAAGTAGACTTGAATGCCGGAAGAACACCGTTTACAAACACATCGCGGATGGTAAGGATGTAACTTCGCCATTGTGCCGTTCCGCTGGTAAGCCTCTTTACGAAGTCTGCGACAGGCGCGAACATTTCGGCAAGCATTCCCTTCGACTGGCGTATGTAGCCGACGAACGTCTGAACGCCAGCGGCAAGCGGCTTAACAATCTTGTCGATGTAAGGCACAAGCCTGTTCATCACGTTCACAAGCATCGAACCGAGCGGAGCAAAGGCTGTCTTGACGCCAAGCATGAGCCGACCGACCTGTTCCTGCAAGTCGCCATAATCGTTCTGCATTTGTTTCAGTCTGCCTTCAGGAGTGGCTGCGAGCGCCTCGTTCATCTTGCCCACATTATCGGTGATCACTTGGGCAAGCGTGGCTGCCTTCTGTTGTTCGCTGCCATACTTCAATATTTTTTCCTGTGCTTCTGAGAACGTTATGCCGACTCTTGTCAGAGCCGAAGTCTGTCCGGTCATTACCTTTCCCATCAGGTTGCCTATACCTACTGCATCTTCTGCCGTGGCATTGAGACCTTTTTGCTGCGCAAGAAGGTTGTTCATCGCAGGCATCAGAGTTTCGAGGCTCTGTTTCTGCTTTACGAACGTTGCCAGTTGCTGTGCTCCGCTCAGTTGCACCTCATCGCCGACAACGCCAACTTTCTGCTGTGCCGACGCAAGGTCTTTCATCTGCTGAATCTCGGCTGCGGTGGCATTCATGCGCTGCTGCATCACCACCTCAAGACGCTTCTCTGCCATCGACTGGATGTTCCATGCCTCTTGCGCCTTGCTTGTTAGCTCCGCAATCTGCGATGTTACGGTTGTAATGGCTGCCGTCAGGAGGTTGGCTTTCAGAAAGCCGCCCATGCCTGCCATCATTCCGCCCGAAGAGCGCGAACCGCCAGATGCAGTCTGCCGCGGCTGCTCTTGCGATGCTCCGCGAATGGCATTGCGCGCACGGTTGGCGGCCTCGGTTACGTCGTTGAGCGAGGCTGCATACCTGTTCCACTCGCGCACATGAGGCGGAAGCCTGTCGCCGAAACGCATTGACTGTTGTCCGGCTCTTCCGAACGCCCTCACATCGGCCGTTACCGTGCGTGCCGATGAAGCTACGCCGCGGAGTGCCGACGATGCGCCGTCCTGTAACTTTATTGCAAACTGTACGATGTTCATATACTATTTGTTTTCGCTTGTTCCTTCCATTGGCTGATGGCTATTCCGGTGTAATAGTAGAAGAGTTCGGGCGACCATCTTTCAAGAGAGTCAGCGCCGAACGTCTTCAAACCGAACACCGTCACCCAGTCGAGACTGTCGCGTTGCGCTTTAAGTCCGCGATTCAGAGCTTCGCAGAACGACTTTTTTTTAGCACGATTACATTCTGAATCGCGGGCATCGCCGAGATGAAATACTCCTCGTCGTTTCTCAGTTCCTCGTCGCCGTCGAGCCAGAGCGTTTCGAGAAGGTAGCGCGCTGCCTTGTCGAGTCCGCCGTTTTCCTCGTCGGCAAGAATCATGCTGTACTTTGCCATCTCGCTGGCGGTGATAGGCTTCAGAACTGCCATCTTGCCCTCAACCTCTATGATTGTGAGCTGGCGCGGAGCGAACATCTTTCGAAATTCTGCCAACTTGGTGCCGAAACGCATCTCAGCCAACTGCTCCACGCTTTCCTGCATGTTTTCTTTATCTTCTTTCATAATGATGTGTTAGAGTGTTGTCTTGGTCATGTCCATTGCGATGAACGGAAGGGTAATCTCGCGCTTTACCGCACCTTGGTCAAATCCTTCTGGTAACTCCGTAAAGGCGATGCCTGTAACGGTTACATAGTTCTTCTCGGCCGATGTGCGCTTCTGATACTTGGCGGTAAGAACCACCAGTTCGTGCGGAACATCGAGAATATCGTCGTAGCCGGCTGCCTGTGCTGCGCGGTTAAGAGCATCGCTCTCGAATCCGAGCAGTTTCAGTTCACCGCTCACCTTGATGTTTCCCTCGCCAATGTCGATGGCGTGCTGTCCTGCGCCGTAGATTTCCTCCTTCGTTACTTCCTTCTTCACGCTGAAGCCTGTTGTGCCCTTGATGGTGCGGCCGAGAATCTTCAGTTCTGCCTCGTACCATGAGCACTCCTTTGATGTTATGTTTACGTTCATGGTTATGCTGAAATTTCGTTAGTTAAACCAACTGTTACGTTTATCCACGTTGTGTAGCCGAGCGGAAGAACAGCCAGCTGCACGTTGAGCGTAGAAGTATTCACGATGTCCTGATTGGTGTCGATGACCACGGCAGCGTTGCTAATCTGACCGCCCATCTGACTGAGAATCGCAGACTTCAGCACATCTTCGAGATGCTTTGCGTCGGTGGCGTTGATTGTGCCGTCATCGTTCACCGCCAGACTGTTCTCGACGTATGGCAGATAAGCCTTGGCTGCTATGCGCTGCGCCTTGTCAAGGATTCTGCCGTGGGCAAGAATCTTGCAGTCGTCATCAGAGCACATGTTGTCAACGCCGAAGTAGTAGCCAGCTGCTCCCTGCCGCTTCTGGAAGGTAAGGAATCCGGCATCGTGCAGAGTCTCCATGTCAAGACGCTCTTCGATAGGGTCTGAACCGATGTAAATCTGCGTTGCAGACAAAGCTCCGTTCATGCCGTTGCCCAGTTTAACGTGCGCGCCGTACTTGCTTGCACGGGCAAGGGCGAGTGTAACGGATGCAGAGCCGTCGTTCTTTGTGCCGCCAAGAACCACGGCAGCGTAGTTGTTTGTAGCCTCGTTAGGCTCATAGTCGTTCTCGGCAGTATCGTCGGCAATCCTGCCTTCGATAAACAGACGGATAGGCTTGTTGGCAGCCTGTAGCGACTGACACACGCTCTTCGATGCAAGCACGGTAGCCGCAACATCGGCGTCAAGGAATCCGCTTCCGGCACTATATGCCGCCGCTGGTTTTCGGGCAATAGCAACAAGGTTGATGTCGCCTCCGCCTGCGGTGATAAGTTTCGTTATGCCGTCGGCATAGCTGGCAGCCACCACCTCTGCCATTGTCTTTGCCTCGTCAGTACCAAGAATGAAGAGACGCTGGTTTCCGCCCAGTTCGTTGTAGAACTCTTCGATAAGGCGATGTGCAAAAGGTTCGGCAAGTGCCGTAAAGCCTTTCTGTTCGGCATCGGCAAGGCTGTACACCTGCTTTACCGCGCCTTTCAGAGCCGCAGTCGCCACCGTTACGATGAGCGCACACACGGCATCGAGAACTGGAACCGAACGCATCAGATTGTTTGAACTGACGCTAACATTTACTCCCGGATATGGCATTTCTTATATGTTTAATTGTTAGTATTGTTATCAGAAGGATAAGGAGAGCGAGAACCGCCCAGAGACTCATATTTGAGGACGGTCGAGGCTTCTCCTTTACTCTGACGTTATTATTACTGAGTGCCGCAATAGTCTCGTCGCGTATTCTTATTTCTGTTTTCAGACTATCTATTACGGCTTCGGCAGTAAGGCGGAACTGTCCGCCTGTGGTCGCCTTTAGCGACACGCCTCTGAACGCTGCATACTTGCCTTGAAGAAGGCTGAGTTCGTCCATCAGCACCGTGCCGTTGCTGTCGCATCGCAGATAAGCCTCAAGCAGAGCCGTGTCGGGCACTATGCGCAGAACCGTGTCTGTCTCGTGAACGGTAAAGACTACCGTCTCAGCACTCTGCCGCTGTTCCGACCTCGCCAGTGCCGGCTGTCTGCTCGTTGCGCATGCGTTCGCGAACAGGACAAGCATCGCTATGAGGGCAATCCTTAATAGACTCAACAGCCTTTTTAAGCCCTTTAAGTTCTCTTCGAACACCATTTAATTCGGTTTTTAACGGTTTAACAACCTGCTCCATCAGAATCTGTGCAGCCTTCTCTTCGTTGTCCAGCTCCGCGCTTTCAGCCTCGGCTTCGGCTTTCTTGGCGTTTGCCGATGCTTTCAGTCTCTCTTGCTTCAGCGTGAAGACGGTAACGATGAATCCGCCGCCCAGAACAAGGTTCAGGATAATGCTTATAATCTCTATCATAGCCTCAGATGTTTTAACAGCGGCAGCCCATGCCCGTACACTGTTGATGCTTGGTGCTTGGAACGCTTATAAAGAGGTTCACTCTCTGAACAGTCGGAACATGGCGCTGCCTGCTGTAGGTTATGCGTTATGATTTGCCGCCTTCTGCGCCGCCGTTGTCATCAGAGCCGCCAGCAGCTGGAGATGCAGCAGGCTTATCTGAAAGGATTGCAACGACACCGCCCCAGTCGCTTCTCTTGCATCTGCCGCCGAACTTGACGAGAGCAGAGAAGATGTCGCCGAAGTAAGTTGCCTGTCTTTCGTTGAGGAAAGGCATAATGTCGCCCTGCGCCTTCGTTACACAGTCCTTCTGCCAGCATACTGCGCCGATGTAGTTGTCGGCAGTAAGTGTTGTTCCCGGCTCAACTGGTGCTCCAAGTGCGCTGAATGCAGCCACGCTTGAACGCTCCATGATGTCGAAGCCGTACAAACGACCCACAACGCCGTTGGCAAGGTCTGCCGACTGCTGGAATGCTGCCATCTGGTTAGCTGAGAGCGAGTCGATGAGCTGCTTGTACTGTGCAGACTCAAGACAAGCATAGCGTTCTTCCTTCGGAACGTTGGCATGGTTCATAAGGTACTGAGCCTTGGCAAGGTCGGCTGCGGTGAACGCCTTTCGGGTTGCAGTAACGCCGTCGGCAATAGCCATCGCCTCTTCAGCACCAGTTGTGTA